CAGGCGCTGCTGCGCCGGATCCAGCGGGAGGCAGCGGCCAAGAACCTGCCGCTGGGCATGGTCGGTCTGGACGGTGGTGAGTACGGGCCCCAGAGCCTGCCAGCCTGGGACGCGCTGATCAGCGAACATGAGAAGGCATTCCGGCGCCAGGTGCTGGCATGACCGGGGTGAAGCTAGGGCACGGCAGCCAGCACTCAGTGGTGGCCGCAGACAGCCGCGCGCAGATCGTGGCTGCGCTGGCTGCCGTGCCCGGCATCAGCGCCACCCCACAGACCCCGGAGGTGCCCACAGAGGGCGCCGCGTGGCCGGTGTGGGTGCAGACCACGTTCGATGGGGTGCTGGCCCTTCCCGGGCGCCCTACCTATGACGTGTATGCGCTGCTGCCCGCTGGCCACCTGGCCACCACGGTGGAGACCGGTGACGGGCTGCTGGGCCAGCTGACGATGGCGCTGTGGCTGGTGGCGGTGGTGGAGCTGGCAGAGCCAGTCATGGTGCGTTTTGACAATCAGACCAATATGCCTGGGCTGCGGCTGCGGGTCACGATGAGAGGAAGCAGCAATGTCAACAATGGCAGGTGAGGGCTGGCCGCTGGGACCAGGCACCCTGAAAATCGGCGCCACCGGGACAGAGATCGATGTGTCCTGCCTGGTCAATAACGCCACGATCTCGGCCAACAAAACCCAGGACGACAACGTGACCAAGCTCTGCGGCACGGTGGTGCCCGGCGCGGTCACCTATGACTATGTGATCGGCGGGAACATCGATACCGATATCGCAGAGGGCGCCGGATTCTTTGCGCTCAGCCAGAGCGCCCCCGGCAGCCAGCAGGCTTTCACTTTCGAGCCGAACACGGACGCGGGCACGGAAGCCTCCGGCACGCTGATCCTCGACCCGCTGGATTTCGGAGGCTCAGACACCACCCAGACCATGACCAGTGACTTTGAATTTGCGCTGGTCGGGCAGCCGACCTACACCTACGGCGGGGTGGTGCTGGCCCAGGACGCGGCCACCGATGAGGAGATGGCCCCAGCGTGAGTCAGACCAGCGCTGCCAAGGTCACGGTCGAGGGCGATGAGACCCTGCGCCGCACGATGGGCAACGCCCAGGGTGACCTAGAGCAGCTGGACCAGGCAGAGGCAGCGCGGCTGGTCCAGCAGCGCGCCCAGGCCCGGGCGCCCAAGGTGACCGGCACCCTGCGCGCATCGGTCCGGGCCAAGGATCTCGGGCACGGCAGGGCGGTGGTGGCATCCGAGCTGATCTATGCGCCGGTGATCCATAACGGCTGGGCTGCGCACCACATCAGCCCTCAGCCGTTCCTGACCACCGCGCTGGAGGATTCCAAGACACTGGTGCAGGCCCAGGATCTGCGCCAGGTAAACACCATCCTGGGAAGGGTCAGGGGCGCCTGATGGGTGACCGGAAGCTCACTAACCCCAGGGTCACGGTGCTGCGCGATGGGGTGCCGGACCTGGAGCTGCAGACCACGAACGCAGACCTGGTGCTCTGGGATCTCACGCGCGGGCGGCAGCGCCCACCGTGGCCTAGCTTCCAAGAGGCACCGATGCTCTGGATGACCTTTATCAGCTGGGCTGCGGCGCGGCGCACTGGTGCGATAGAGCAGTCCGTGACGTTCGAGCGGTGGCGCGATGAGGTGCTGGAGGTCAGCGCCCCCGATGAGAGCACAGACGCGGTGGACCCGTTTCCCGATGGGGAGCAGGGCGCGGCTGATCTGTGAAATAGCGCTGGCCACCCAGACCGCACCTGGCCAGTGGTGGGAGGAGACCGACGAAACGCTAGCCACGGTGGTGGATCTGCTGGAGGCACAGGCAGCCGAGATCAGAAAGGCAGGCAGGAAACGTGGCCGCTAGCGCTGATCTGGTTGTCAATATCGTCACGAAGCTGTCGGGCGATGGGATGGCCCAGGCTGACAAACAGACCTCTAAATTCAAGTCCGGTCTATCGGCTGCCAGCAAGGTGGCCGGTGCCGCGCTGCTGGGTATCGGTGCGGCTGCCATCCATGCTGCGGATGCGGCTGCCCAGGATGCTAAGAGCCAGGCGCTGCTGGCCAACGCCATGACCAATGGGGCGCACGCCAGCAAGTCTCAGATTCAGGCCACGGAGGACTGGATCGACGCGCAGAGCCGGGCCACCGGTGTGACCGACGATGAGCTACGCCCAGCCCTGGCCACCCTGGTGCGCGCCACCGGTGATGTGGCCAAGAGCCAGAAGGCCCTGAAAACGGCGATGGACATATCGGCTGCCACCGGTAAGCCGCTGAAATCGGTCACGGACGCCATCGCTAAGGGCTACGGCGGGAACACCAGCGCCCTGTCACGGCTGGTGCCCGGGATCTCTAAAGCCGCGCTGGAGTCAAAGAACTTTGGCCGGATTCTGGGTGAGGTGCAGCAGAAAACAAAGGGCGCGGCCAGGGAGGCTGGGCAGACCGCAGCTGGTCAGATGCAGCGATTCAAGAATTCCCTAGGCGAGACTCAGGAAGCCATCGGCGCTGCCCTGCTGCCAGCCCTGGAGAAGCTGACACCCCTGCTGGTCAAGGTGGGCCAATGGGCCCAGGACCACGGGACCCTGTTCGCGGTGATCGCTGGCGGGGTGGCGATTCTGGCCGCTGCCGTCATCGGGCTAAATATCGCGGTCACGATCTACACCAGCGTCACCACCCTGGCCGCTTCCGCCACGATCTCTGCCTGGGCAGCTGCGCTGGGGCCCATCCTGCTGGTGGTGGCAGCCGTGGCAGCCATCGTGATCGTGGTCATCCTGCTGTGGAAGAAATGCGAGGCATTCCGCAATGCCGTGAAGGCCGTCTGGGACGCGGTGTCCGCTGGTGCCCAGCTGGTGTGGGCCAGTATCAAGAAGATCGGCACCGGCGCTGAGGAGGTGTTCGGCTGGATCAAGAGCCACTGGCGCCTGATCGCCTCCATTCTGGGTGGCCCGGTGGTGGCCGCTGCCCTGGTGATCATCAGTCATTGGGGTCAGATCCGGGACAAAATCGCCAGCGTCATTGGCTGGCTCAAGGATGCCTGGCGCACGGCTGTGGGTGTGGTGCGGGATCTCTTTGGGGCCATCCGGGATACGGCGGTCAATGTGTTCGGGGCCATCCGTGACCGGTGGCAGGGCACGGTCCAATTTATCCGGGAGATCATGGGCAACATCCGGGACACCGCTGCCTCTGTTTTCTCCGGGGTACGGGACCGGTGGTCCGAGACCATGGGTGCCCTGCGCGGCGCCGCATCCGGTCTGGGCTCAGTCCTGTCCGCGCCCTTCCACATCGCCAAAGCTGCCATCGATGGGGTGATCGGCGCAGTGCAGTCGCTGATCGGCTGGCTGGGCCGGATCCACGTGCCGAAAATCAGCCTGCCCCACATCCCGGGGCTCAGCAGCGCGGCTGCGCCAGCGGTGGCCGGTGCCGGTGGCGGGGCTGGGGCCCTGAGTGCCTTTGCTGCCCCAGCGGTGCCCCTAGGACGGGCTAGCAGCCGGGCCCCGGTGGGTGGGCTCACCATCAATGTGTACGGCGCCGTAGACCCGGAGGGCACGGCGCGCCAGGTGCAGCGCATCCTGACCGGCCATGAGCGCCGGGTGGGTCTGCGGGTGAGCTGATGATCGGCCAGCACACGGTCATCCTGACCCCCGACCCCACCACCCTGGCCTGGGGCCCGGTACTCAACACGAACCCCTACATGACCAGCGACCTGACCGGCTGGCGGCAGCTGCCATTCAGCCAGCCCTGGGCCTGGGCTGCCGGTGGCTACGCGGTGCCCACCGATCTGACCAAGGGCGCGCAGCTGGGCTATGACGACCGGCTGCCGGGCATCCTGCGCGGCGCCTCCACCATGTTCCGGCTGCGGATCCGGTTCAGCGTCACCGCTCCCTGCCAGATCACCGCTGGCCTGTATTACGGCGACACCGCCACCGCTGCCTACTCCGGGCCCTTCTGGAATGGGTACGACCACAGCACCATGGCCGAAACCCAGATGCAGTGCCCTGTGCCTGGCTCATATCTGTTTGAGTACACACACGCCACCGACTCAGTACCCGCTGGGTTTATCTACGTGGCGCCGCACATCTGGACCGATGCCAACACCGGGCCCAAAATCGACTCGATAGAGCTGTCCGGCCAGGGTGCGGTGGCCACCGATATCAGCTGCCTGGTCGATGAGGTCACCATCCACCACGGGCGCGCGGACACTGACAGCCAGCCGGAAGCCTCCAGCTGCACCCTGGATATCAGCCTCGACAGCGGCGCGACCGAATTCCCATCGGCGCTGGATGTGGGTGGGATTATCCGGGTGACCACCGACACACCCCAGACCAGCTCTGTGCGTTTCGTCGGGCGGATCACCGATCTGGCGCAGGGCTGGGCAGAAGCTGGCGCGGACACCCCAGAGCAAGTGGTCGCGCAGGTGATCGCCACCGGCAGCCTGGCCGATCTCGGGCGCCGGACGGTGGGCGCGGTGCCCTGGGGCCAGGAGCTGGATGGGGCGCGGATCTCGCGCATCATGGCTGCCGCTGGGATCACCCTGGATCCGACCACCAGCGACCCCGGCACGGTGCAGATCCTGCCCCGGGACGTAGACAGCCAGCCAGCCCTGGAGCTGGCCCAGGCAGTAGCCGCAGACGCCAGCGGGGTGGTGTGGGCAACCAAGGGCGGTGATATCCGGTATGCCGATGCAGACCACCGGCGCGGCGCGGTGGCCGCGCTGGAGCTGGACGCGTGCGACATTCTGGTGACCCCCACCTGGCGCCGCACCACTGAGGGCCTGATCAACGATGTGTCGATTGGCTACGGGGTGCCCCCGGAGGGCCAGGACCAGCCGCGCTACACCGCAGAGCGCACCGATTCCAAAGCTAAGTACGGCACCTATGGGCTCAGCGCCACCACCCAGCTGGTGGCCCTGGCCGATGCCACTGCGATGGGCCAGCTGCTGCTGACCCGCAACCTAGAGCCGGTCTGGGTGATGGGTGATCTGCCGGTGGACGTAGCCGGGCTGGACGCTGCCCGCACCGTGACTCTGCTGAGCCTGGACCTGCACACGCTGATCAGGCTCACCGGGCTACCGGCTGCCGGGCAGCTGCCCACCACCGCATCACTATGGGTCGAGGGCTGGACCGAAAAGCTGGCCTGGGGCACCCACACGCTGGAGCTGGTGGTGTCGGGCTACTGCCGGACCAGCCCCGCACCCCGCTGGGACGACCTGGACCCCAGCCGCACCTGGGACAGCCAAGGCAGCACCACCTGGGACCAGGCCAGCTGCCTGGGACCACAGCCCAACCTGGGCCGCTGGGATGACGTGCCAGCCACCCAGCGATGGGACACCACCCACCCAGGCGTGACCTGGGACAACTACGCGCCAGCGAGATAGGAAACCGAAATGGGCTCTAACACGTCACTTGGCTACCCGTACCCGGTAGGCACCGACAGGGTTATGGACGGCGACAACGCCATTCAGGCGCTCGCGCAGGCTGTCAACGACAAAGCCGGAGTGAAAGCGGTCGGGTCCGTGTCCGTCGTCGTCTCGTCCCTAAACGGCGCCTACTCGACCGCCGTCACATTCCCGGCGGGCCGGTTTACTGCTGCGCCGTATGCCCAAGTTTCTCCGTCGAGCGCATCGCCTCATACAACCCACATGACAGTCGGCAACGTCACGCCGACCGGGATGATTGTTTACGCTGGCATCACCTCCGGCGCCCTTGTCACTGTTTTCGGTATGTGGTCCGCTCACGTCGTTTAGAAAATGAAAGGGAGCAGATGTGTCCATTCCCCCGACCGAACCAACCATAGGCATTGTGGTCACCTGCCATACCGAGGGGTGCGAGAACGCCGATATCCCGATCACCCTGGCAGTACCTGACAACGATCCACCCGTCCCGGTCACCTGTGGCCCCTGTGGGCAGGAGATCACCGACATTCAGGCAAGCCCAGCAGCACAACCAACGGAAGGAAACACACCATGAGCGAGACCCAGCAGCCTGGCCCGGATGAGCAGGCAGAGAAGCCGCAGACGCCAGAGCCAGAGCAGGCAGAAGCGCCAGCGGATGAGGGCTCAGGCACAGACGGCACTGATGAACCGCAGGTGGGCAGGCGCCCAGAGTTTGTGGAGGAGCAGGCAGACGCGGACGCGGACGCAGAGGAGTGACCCGTGATCCCTGTCCCTGGCTACGCCATCGGCACCCCGTACGGGCGCCGGGGCAGCTACTGGTCCTGTAGCCCTGATGCCAACGGGAACGGGATCCATACCGGCTGTGACTACCCCGCACCGACCGGCACCCAGGTGGTGGCCGCGCGGGGTGGCACGGCGGTGTACTGCAACCACGGCTCACCTTTCGGCAGCCATCAGCTGGAGATCCGGCCAGGTGACGGCACCCGGGATTTCTACGCGCACATGACCAGCCGCACCGTGGCCAACGGGGCGCAGGTGGCCACCGGCCAGCCGGTGGGCAAGGTGGGCGCAGAGGGCAACGTGACCGGGCCCCATCTGCATTTCGAGCGCCACGCCACCGCCACCGGTGGCTGGTCCTGCGCGGTGGTCCGTGACCCCGCGCCCAGCATCGCCTATGAATCGGAGGCACCTGATATGGAGCAGACAGACCCGATCAGCAAATGGTCACCAGACGATGGTGACAGCGGTGAGACCACGGTGGGCAAGACACTCAACCAGGCCCGTGGCTATGCGGAGGATGCCTACCAGCGGGTCAAACAGCTGGAGCACACAGTGGACGATCTCGCGGCCAAGGTGGACAAAATCTGGCAGGCAGTCAAGAGCTGAGCCATGGTCAATGTGAGGCACGCACACTGCAGCAGCCGGTACGACGAAAGCCCAGCCAGCCTGGCCAACCAGGTGGACAAGGGCAGCACCCACGAGGATCCCAGCTGCAACCTGATGACCTGGACGGAGGTGGGCACTGGGGACCGGGCCAGCAGCCTGACCGCTGACGGCTGGGGCACCTACGCGCCGCACCAGGAGACTGACTGTGCGGTGATGTGGCGCAAGGAACGGTGGACGGTGCAGGACAAGTCCACCCACCAGCTGACCCCCAAAACCTGGGTGGTGTCGGGCAAAACCCACCACCTGGTGGCCTGCCGGATCGTGGCTGACGCGGTGGACGGATCCGGCAGGATCTGGCTCAGCGTGGCTCACTTCCCCAGCGGGGTGCAGGGCAAGGGTGGATTCAGCAACGAACACCCAGACCGGGTGAAGGCCTGGAAAGACGGGCTCAAGGGCCTGGCTGAGTGGAAGCGCAACCAGAATGAGCGCTGGAATCCCACCTGGATGGGCATGTGCGCTGACTGGAATCTGGATATGAAGCTGGGCTGGTGCCGGGACCTGATCAAGTCTGAATTCAGCCAGATGCACTGCACCTGGCAGAGCCCCTATCCCAACGGTGGCACCCACACGGACCGGCTGATCGATGCCGTCTGGTGCGGTGGCCGGACCACCCTGTGCAAGCTGCTACCCGATGACAGCAGCTCAGACCACCGACCCTGGTGGCACGTCACCGAAATGGGGTAAGCCCGTGAAGCACTACCGTGACCCGTTCCTGGTGGCATGCGTGGTGATCGTGCTGGCAGTGGTGCTGCTGATCCTGGTGCTGGCCTGACCATGACCAGCACCGATGTGGGCGCGCTGGCCATCGTGGCGCTGGTCGCTGCGGTGCCGGTGGCCATCGTGGTGCTGGCGCTGATCGTGCGCGGCTACACAGTGAGCCTGCACATGCATCGCCCACACGGGCAGCGCCGGAAGGACCACCAGGACTAGCCTGCCGCCATGGCCACCACCCATAATCCACCCGATCTGCGCTGGACCCTGGTCTGCACCATCATCGCCTGGCTGTCTGCCTGCCTGGGCCTGGCCACCGCGCTGTATACCCAGGAATGGCTGACAGCTATCTGGGCTGTGCAGGCTGTCATCCTGGCCGCTGGCTGGTGGATGGCTGTCCGGCAGTGGTGGACCTGGCGCGGCGCAGCGGAGGTGCTGGCGCAGCGGCTGGCAGAGCTGGAAGGCGCCTAGACGGCCATCCGCCCTGGTCAGCGTGTGTGCCCTTTTGACTACGTGGCGGAGGCCAGTTAGTCATAGGGGCAGACCGCATGCTACGATTGGTCTGTGACCACCACCCACCGCCCTTGCCCTGACTGCGGCGCTCAGACCCGTCAGGCATTCCCCACCACCACCGCTTACGTGGCCTGCACGCGCTGCGGCCACGTGCATCCTGCAGTGGCAGAGCAGAAGCGCCAGGCCGTCTGCGATGAGTGCGGCCAGCTGCACGAAGCCACCTATTCGCACGAGGGCCAATGGGGTGAGGGCCCGATCTATGCCGTGGTCTGCACCCAGGACTGGCTCACCAGCTACTACACCGCAGAGGGCCTGGTGCAGCTGTGACCACGACGACCACCACCACGGGCGCCAGCACTCAGCTGGCGCCCGCTGCGCTGTCTGTGCCGGGTGGCCCGTACGACGGGCGCCCCTGGGCCACCTATGAGCGGATCAGCAAAACCCGCAGCGGCAGGGTCCGTGCCGGTGACGGTATCGGCGGCAGGGTGGGTGAGGATGCCCAGCATGCGGAAAACGTGGCCTACATCCACAGTTTTGACCCGGGCGCGTCCATCGTAGATTTCCGGGATAACGCCAGCGGCTGGGATCCCAAGGTGATCCGGGGCGATTGGGAAGCGATGCTGACCGGTCTGCGCGCGGGGCAATTCAAGGGCGCAGTGGCCTGGCACGCGGACCGATACACGCGCCAGCCAGCCCAGCTAGAGCAGCTGATCAGCGCCACCGATCTCGGGCGCGCGCAGCTGCACACGCGGATGGGTGGGTTTCACCATGACCCCACCATGATCCGGATTGAAAGCGCCCTGAGCTGGAAGGAATCAAAGGTGAAGTCAGACCGGTCAAAGCTCAAGCACGGCACCCTGGCTAGCGAGGGTAAGCCGCACGGTGGGCGCCGGGCCTACGGCTGGAATGAGAAGCGGACAAAGCTGATCCCGCATGAGGCTAAGCACATCAGGTGGGTGGCCGATCAGGTGATCGCTGGCCGGTCCATCCGCAGCATTACGGCTGAGCTGAATGAGCGCGGCGCGGTCACGGTGGAAGGCAAGCAGTGGAAGGCCAGCAACCTGGGCACCTACCTGCGGCGCCCCATGCTGGCCGGTAAGCGCGTCGCTGGGAAGGATGCCAACGGGCGCCCCATCGTCGTGGGTGACGCGACCTGGCCAGCGCTGCTGGACCCGGGCAAGTGGTCAGCAATGCGCCGGATCCTGGAGGCACCCGGGCGCGTAGGGCACAAGAGGGCGCCCCGGGTGTACCTGCTGTCCGGCATCGCCCGCTGCGGTGGCTGCGGTGGCCGGATGCGTGGCCGCAGCAATGAGAGCGCCGGGAAGCCTGCCGC